CCGTGATAAGTGGATGCGTTTGGTAGATCACCTTGAGCAGAATACATATTAGCGTAAAGAATTTTATTAGCGCCAGCATCGATATCACCAGTAAATGTTGCTCCACTAAGATTTGCTTTACCCGAAACACTTGTATTTAACGCGCTGACATCTACACCATCAAAAGTCTGACCTGAGTTAAAGGTAATATTACCAGTCATAGTTCCACCAGCTTTAGGTAAAGCAGCGGTAGCTGTAGTATTGGCAGATGTAGCAGTAGTGTTTAATGCGGAGACATCTACTCCATCGAAGGTCTGACTACTGTTGAAGACTATGTCACCAGTCATCGTGCCACCACCAAGTGGCATGTAGTTATATGTATCACCCTTGCTAATTGAGCCGCCCATACCACTGTGGTTTCCGCACTTGTAGAATAAAGTAGGGGCATCTTGCTCTAGTATTATCTCGACATAGGCTCCTGAGTTTCCAGCGGTCCCAGACACCGTGACTCCAGTGGAAAAGGTGGTTCCATCAGCAGATGTAGCGAGAAGAAAAGGATGACCTGAGTTGGAACTATGGCTTTGGTCAATTCGGTAAGTAACACTAGGGACCATTGTAATCGTCTGGTTCTCAGTCCCATCAATAGCAAGGTTACCATTTGCAACGGTTACGGTTATACTTTGATATCCCCCGTCACCAGCGGCACCTGTTGCGCCCGTATTTCCTTGTATACCTTGAGGTCCCTGCGACCCTGTTGATCCTGTCGAACCTTGTGGCCCAGTAGATCCAGTAGGACCCGTAGATCCAGTAGGACCCGTAAGTGCAGTCAACTGTGAAGACGTAAAGTCTGAGTATGTGAAAGCAGCCCCGTGGGGTCCTTGAGGGCCAGTAGGTCCTGTCGAACCCGTAGGGCCATCGGAACCCGTAGCCCCAGTGTCCCCTCGCGGAACAGTCAGAACGCCTGTTGATGTATTAAAGGTTGCGTTTGACCCAGCGGCACCACTTGCTGCTGTCAAGCTAGTGATAACGGATGCACTATTAGCTGCTGCTGCAGCATTGTTTGACGCTGTAGTAGCTGCAGTTTGGGCCGCTGTAGCAGATGAGGCTGCATTCGTGGCCGCAAGTTCGGCTGCAGTCTTGGAGGCGGTTACAGAAGCAGTCGTAGAGGACGAGGTGCCTGACCCTGAGTAAAAGCTGGAAGCCATCTAATGTATCCTATGGTTAATAATCGGTGTATGTCTGGGACGGGCGCATAATCATGAGGCCCCCTGATTGCTCTGCCTCGTTTGCCTGTTCCTGAATCTCGGCCATCATCTGACCAAACTTGCCGTCAAATGTTGCCGCTCGTTCATCCAAGTAGTAATCTGCAGCGTAGCCCAGGGCTCCATATACAATTATGTCAGACGCTGTTTTTGCTAGGGCATTCTCATCACTGTCTGCTGTCATTACGGGGAACTCACCGTAGTAGCTGATCGTTAGACTGCCACCTGTGGGCTCAGGGTAAAGCAATAGGTTCTCCCCTTGGGTAGCAAAGTGTTTAGGGGTCCCTGTCTCACCAAGGTCCTTCATAGACAGCATCTCGTGTAGTGGGATCCTGGAGAGGACAGTGAACTTGTAGTATATGTCGATCATCTCCAAGAGATCGTTAGGGACGACTACATGGCTCACCTGGGCGCTGATAGTGATCTCCTGGCGTTTTTCCATTGGAGGAATACGCAGGGTCCTTTCAATCCGAGTGATAGCCTGGGAAATAAAGGTGTCAGCCAGGGTGTCCGTGATATCGCTTCGGTTAAGGAGCTCCTTAAAGTGGGTCCTGATGGCACCTTTGTTCATGTCTTATTTCCTTTTCTTAGCCGTCTTAGCCGACTGCTTAAAAGCCTTTGCGGTAGGTCTGCCTTTGGCACCTGGGGCCTTCATCTTTTCACCTGAGCCAGCCTTAATACGTGCTCTCTTTTTGTGGATGTTTGCATAAAGTCCGTCAGCCATTCTCAGATCCTTTTGTTGGTTGCCATGAAACCATCTAGGCCCTGATCGTGTAGGCGCTTGACTGTTTCTTTGAGTGTTGCCTCATAGAGGTTAAAGCCCTCGCGCAACCACTGTTCATGTACGGACACGGGGATGCTTGCGACAGTCTGATAGTCGCCTTCTTTTTGTCCATCAGATGCATTCCTGGCGTCCTTAAGGTCATCCAAGAAACTCTGAGTAATGTTCTGTGTGTGTTTCCGATAGACATCCGTTCCTGACTGCAGATACTGAGTATCAACACCAAGCAGGTTCATATCGTCGTTGTTATTTGTGCTAATTGAGGTTCTCCTTAGTAGAAACAAAAAGACCACCCCCAGTGGACAGGAAAAGGAGAGCAAAACTCCTGTACCTCTGGGGGTGGCCTATAGGCCGAAGCCTATTCTTAGTCGGACTTATGAAAGTCCTGTGATCATGTGAGAATCACCAAAGTTAGTGTGCTTCAGTGACATCTCGCCGACGACAAAGTGCTTGTCCGAGTCACCAGTCTTACTCAGAAGTGTCCGAGAGAACGGGCGAAGGACTGCAGTTTTAAACATGGTCGGATCTACAAGAAAGGCATGTGTGCTGAGTTGGTGTCTGTTTAACACCACCTTGTATTGACCAAATGGGGTCACGAGCAAATCAATGACGTTGACCAAGGTCTTCGTCTGCGCAAACTCACGGTTACGACCAGAGGCCGCTGCAAAGCCAGCAATGATTGTCGAGTCTGCTGGTTTCACCATGAGTACTGAAGGTTCAGAACCTGCAGTGTAAGCCGCCTGTCCAGCGACCAAAAGCTTGGCCTCTGTAAGTGGATCTGTTGACCCAGAACCAGCGTCTGTCGAGGCGCTGATCTGCTGAGTAGCAGAAGCCATTTTACGTGCGGCTGACGAAGATCCCGTGACTGCAGCCTGATCGACTCCAACCATAGCTCGTTCTACGTCACGCTTGATTTCTTTTAAAGCACGCCCAAGTTGATAAGCAGTTTCCTTGGCCCTTCCGTAGGTCTTAATGGAATCGGCTGTAGCACTTACCTGGAAAGCCTTGGTCAGTATCTGACTTGTGTTGGTCCTGGATGTAGCTGCCGTCAATGTTGCCATCGATGCATCCGCTCCTTCAACTGCTGCGTTTACAGCGGCGTCAGCGAGGGAATCCTCAAGCCATTCAAATGTTCTAGCCGAGATTTTCTCGGATTTGATCATCGAAAAGAAGGGCGTATCAGTAGGAGTAATGTCTGAAATAATATCAGAAACGTCTTCGGCCTGACCGACCTGATCGTATGTAGTATAGGTTGCCATTTTGGCTAGTCCTTATCTTATTGAAAGAATTAACGCTCCCAACGCGACATCAACGCCTCAGCAATATCATCCATGCCACCACCCATAGATTCTGCAGAACGCAGTTTATCTCTGGCTTGTTTCTGGTTACGGGCTCTTTGACCTGCATCAGAAAGTGGTGCTTTGTTAACCCTCAAGACCTTACCTTTGGATGTCTTCGATCTGATAACCTTAGCCTTAGCCTTTTTGGTTTGTGCCGTGGTTTTTGATTGATCGTATAGACGTGCTTTGTTGATCAACATGATAACCTGTGGGTCTACATATTGGTCTACTTGCTCACTAGGTAAGCCCACTGAAACGGCATACGATCTTATGTTGTTGTATAGATCATTGCCCCAGTCAGGGAGTTGTTCCTGGAGAACCTTTACGCAGTCCTGGGCAGCGTCTTGATGCTGCTTTTGGCGCTGGGTGTTGGCCTCTTGGTAAAAAGCATTGCTTTCTTCCGTTAGGAACTTGAGGTCGGATTCTGCGTCCTTGGCTTCTTGGCGTAGTTTTGCGAACTCAGTAGGTTCCATTTGTCGGCTTGCAACCAACATATCGACCTCTGCGTAAGGCTTATAACGTGCCTCAGCCCTTTCAATCAGCTTCCTATAACTCATGTCTGCTTTGCTTAAAGCGTCTTCTGCCTCTTTGCGTTTAGAAGCGGCTTCTTGAGACTTACGGGTTAGGGATGCCTCTTGTCCGTAGAGCCGTTTCAGATCCTTTAAGGATGCCTGTTTGGTTTCCCCATCCACCGCAATTTCAACCAGGGTGTCATCAGAGATATCAATCTCATCTGCTTCTTCCTCGTCTTCGTCCTCGGTGGTTGGCTCTTCCTCTTCGTCAGGGGCCTCATCGGTTTCATCTTCGGTTTCATCGACTTCAGTATCTTCCTGGTCGTAATCAGACTGTTCCTCTGTCTCGTCGAGGTTTTCGTCTGTTGCCTCTAGAATCTCGTTTTCAGATAGGTCCTCGCCGTCTGTCCAACGTCCTAGTATAGCGTCCCCGACATCATCCATATCCTGGAGCTCACGGGGTTCTTGAGGGGGGTTGTTTTGCACGTTCATGATGGTGCGCCTTCCTCTTGGCTGGTATCGCCTTTTGCACGTATCTCGTCTCTGACGGCCACATGCTGTTTCAATGTATTCACCACGTCCACGAGTGCGCGATAGTGGTTGTAAGTTTGTTTGCGGAGGTCTTCCTCGTCGGCCTTTGAATTGACAAAAGCTTGAAAGGTAGACTCCACAAGTTTATTGACCACTCGGTCAAATGCAGGGCTGTTGAGCACAGCTTCTGCGTCCTCGCCCATTTGGACGAGTTGCTCTTCTTCAGTCATTTGCTCTCCTTGGTTAAGTTAGCCCGATGGGCTCGCTATTGCTCGGACGTCATTGGCTGTCCGTGCAATCTCTAGTTCAGCAGTGTTGACCATAACTTTATGCTCTTGCTGAGACTCTTTGAGGTCCATGCTGTCAGACTGGATAGCAATGTTTGCTTGTGTCTTCATCTGTTCCAGTTGGACTTTCATTTGTGCAATCTGGGCATCCATCTGCGCCTTTTGTTCAGCCATAGCTGTCTGGCGTTCCTGGAGCTCCATCTGTTTCATTTGCATCTGTTGCTGCATCTCTTGCATTGGGTCAGGCTGAGGTGGCGGCAACTGATCTGGGGATGTCAGGTAGTCCTGGACATTCTTGATCCCGTTGTTCTCCATTACGTGGGACATCAGCTTAAACTGGTTCTCAGGCGTGTACATGGATGACAAGGTTGGATCTGAGGACATCAACGTGTGAAGCGCCAGGTACTTCTGAGCTTCCTGTTCTTGCTCACCGTACCCTAGATGCATTTCGACTGTTACATCACGTTTGTCTGCCCATGTGCCTGGGTTAATCTCAACGTACTGACCAGCTAACTCCACGATCTTATCCTCGGTCTCATTCTCTACGCATAGCTGGTAGATCATCTGATAGAGAGGCTTGAGGAAGCTATTAGCAAAACACCTAGCAATGATCTTCTGGCGTTGCTGGCTCATAGTCGCTAGTTGCTCGACCATAGCTGCTGAGTTTTGCTTAGAGACAGCATCCTTGTTGAGGCCCTGCGATAACCTGGAGACGCCAGTGGTGTCCTCTTTGTCTTCGTCCAGCATTTGTATTGTCTGGAAGATAAACGGGTTGAGAGGAGCCTGTAGCATTGGGTTTACGGCATCTGGCCTGGAGACATTCACAATGCCGCCCACACGGTTGTCGATTAGTTCCCGTGGGTTTGTCAGGCCTCCTTTTACCACAGTATACCGTGGGTTATTGGTAATCATTGTATGGTCCAGGATCGACCTGGTGAGGACTGTCCTGGCGTTCTGTATCGGGACAACCTTGGATCCAAAGTTGTTGCCGTGGAATGCGTGTGGAATTGGCAATGGGGTAAAGGCTACGAAAGGTTTTCTGGACGTCTTCTCTTTCTCCAGGATGACGTTTCCAGCTTTAACCACACGGTATAGCTCTGCAATTCCTGATGCCTCCACATCAAGCATACAAAAAGATTCGTAGACCGTCACAGATCGTACTTGGTCCTGGTAACCGTTGGCGTTAAACCCTCGGTCACTACCGACCTCTTCGTGCCTGGATAGGACCTCTGGGTCAGTCTCCATGTCCACGTCTTCATGGTCCCCGATCTTGCTGATGAGCTCTTCGTCATACCCTAGCTCACGGAGCTCAGAGATAGTCATGGTAGTTCTGTGAGCACAGAAATTTACCGAGTCCAAGTCCTTAGCTTGAGGGGCAATTAGGAACTCTTCGGGGGCTACGGCCTCAATGACAACCTGGCTGGTGTCTCTGTAGACACATAGGTCACCTGAGAAGAGCCCTAGCTCGTCTTCTGTGATCTCGTCGATCTCTACGTTGTCCTGGGCCAGGAGGGCGTCGAGCTCTTCTTCGGTAAGATCCTGGACGGGCTCTAGGTGCTTATCTTCGCGTTCAGCCCAGTAAACCTTACATATCCCCGTCCTGGCAATTAGACCATCGTGGATCACTGTGTTCATAACCTCAAAGAGGTTGTTCTGACGGTGCGCGACATAGTCGGTGTACTCAGTGCAGACATCTGCCATTATTACATCGTCGGCATTCTGTGGTGAAAATCGAACTGTCTTATTGCCAGTACTAAATGTCTCCAAAAGTGCAGCCTTCATGCTTTCTACTGCATCGTAGACATCCATACTGACGTAGCTGCTATTACCATCATGGGCTTTCTTTGGGAGCGTGGCGTTGTAGTAATCAACTACTTTTTTAGCTCACGGCTGATCTGGCTGTCGTAATAACCTACGCTGCGCCGAATGTTGTCATCTATTAGGGTGACAATCTTTTCGTCGTCTAAGGGCTTATACTCTTTTTTATCCATAGTGATCAGACCATTTCAATGTAATATTCATCGGTACTTTCTACTGGCTCCCAGGCACCCTCGTGAACGTGGTTGGCTAGGGCTAGGCTCATGACACAGTCGTCATAGCAATTCGGTTCAGCTTCCATAGCTCCACTTTCTGTCACGACATATGTGAGCATCTCACGTAGTGTGACTTTGTCGTTTAGTTCAATCTCATCTTCTCGGACACTAGCCCGCAATTGATCGATGATGAGGGGCTTAGTTTTGGCCGTTGTCGAAAACCCAAGCTTAATGGTTTCCCGATCAGTCAGTTTGTCTACTTGGACCTCAGTGTAAAAATTAGGGTAGGCCAGGTCTTTACCTAGGCGTGTACACGTCAGTATTCCGTGGGAATTATTTTCGACGATAATAAAGGCCTCGTTGTAATAATCACCAAGCCAATAGAGAACCTCAGCAAAGTAATCTGGGTGAACATGAGATCTCCAGGTTGCGACCTGGCGTTTCTTGCTGTCGAGCACCTGGGCTACACTGTAGTCACCACCTCGCACACCCATAGCTACGTCAGCACCTATGACGTATTGTTCGCCTTCTACATGTGGGCGGTAGATCGAAAGTTCGCCCCTGGCATTCTCTAGCCACTCTTCGCTTTCCAGGGCTAACCTTTGTTTTAGTTCTTCAGTATTCTGGAGGCGCTTTTGAACCTTCTCAGGGTTAAACACTGGGCGACCAGTGGTCAGGAAGGCCTCTTCGGGCTCGGATGGGTACTCCTGTCTAAAG